CGTTCACGACGGGAGAATACCAGCGGGACGAGATCGCGAACGCACTCCGTATTTCACCTGGCACCGCGCTTCGTGTTACCATTGAAGTCCATGAATAAGCGTACGCCATGCCATTGAAACGCGGATCATCGCAAGATACCATCAGCGCGAACATCGCCGAGCTGATTCACTCTGGTATGCCTCAAAAGCAAGCGATTGCCGCGGCGTACAGTAACGCTGGCAAGTCCCGAAAGCGCAAAAAAAAGCGTACATAGTCAAGGTTACTACTATGGCAGGCCCAGGAAACGGAACAGGAAAAAGCGGCAAGTCGTTCAATGACCGTGTGTTGGCGGCCAAGGTACGAACGTTGACGCTGGAAGAAATCAAGAAAGTGCTTGAACGAGAAACCATGGACGAATTCAAGAAAGCCCTCATTCTGAAGTTAGCGAGCAATATTCTTCCACGGTTGACGGAACTCACGGGCGAAGACGGCGAGCCGATCCAGGGCAAAGTCACGGTTGAATTCGTGAATGCAGCTTGAGACGAAGGGACAATTTCCTAGCAAACTCCAAGTTCTTTTTAAGCCGAAGCGCTACAAGGTTCTCTACGGAGGCCGGGGAGGAGCGAAAAGCTGGGGCATTGCCAGAGCTTTGCTGATCCTCGGCACAATGAAGCCGCTGCGTATTCTCTGCGCCCGCGAGATACAACGCTCTATCAGTGACTCGGTGCTCCAACTGCTTGACGACCAGATCAAAGCCCTCGGTCTACAGGACTTCTACACGGTGCAAAAGACAAGCATTACGGGCAAGAACGGAACGACGTTCGGTTTTGAAGGACTACGGCACAACGTCCATAGCTTGAAGAGCTATGAGGGAGCCGATATCTGCTGGGTAGAGGAAGCGGTGACGGTCAGCAAGAACTCGTGGGACGTGCTGATTCCCACGATCCGCAAAAAAGACAGCGAGATATGGATCAGCTTCAATCCTGAACTAGAAGAGGACGAGACCTACCAGCGTTTTCTCCTTGATCCGCCGAAAGACTCGGTACTCGTGAAAATGACGTGGCGAGACAATCCGTGGTTCCCTCACGTGTTGCAGGCAGAGATGGCCGAAACGAAAGAACGCAGCGAGACGGACTATCTGAATATCTGGGAAGGTGAAGTACGAGCCGCAGTGGAAGGAGCCATTTACGCCGACGAGCTGCGGAAGGCTACGGAGAATGGGAGAATTACCAAAGTCCCGTATGACCAAAGCCAGCGGGTGAACACGTACTGGGATCTAGGCCACAGCGACCAGACAGCGATCTGGTTCGTGCAGCAACTGGGATTTGAATGGCACGTCATCGAGTGCTACGCCAATTCGCAAAAGAATCTCGCTCACTACCTGAAAGAACTCCAAAGCAAAGAATATATTTATGGCACGCATTACTTACCCCATGATGCGAAGGCACAGCAGTTAGCGGCGGACAAGACGGTAGAGCAGCAAGTACGGGATATTCTCAAGAACGTCACCGTGGTGCGACAAGGACGCATCCAGGACGGTATTCAAGCTGTGAGACGCATATTCACCCACTGCTGGTTCGATAAGGACAAGTGCGAGGAAGGACTGTCAGCGTTGCGAAGATATGCCTACGACAAAGACCAAGAGACGGGACGAATCAGTCGCAATCCACGACACGACATCTGGAGCCACTACGCGGATAGCTTCAGGACGTTTGCCATGGCTCCCTCTGAGAGCGGGGAGTATGAAGCTGATCTCGTGACGCCAGAAAAGGAAATGGAAGCGCTTGACCCGTACGCTGTGGTAGAATAAAACCCAATGTCTCAGAATAGAGTATTTGAAAAACTGAAAGCAGAGTTTCAAGACATAGACCGCAGCATTGTTGAGGGCGATGCTATCGTGCAGGACAAAGTGGACGTAGCCACCCAGGAGAGAATAGTCCGGCAAGTGGAAGATGAATGGCAAGCCAGCGAGCGGTTCAACGAAGAGAAACGGGCCACGAATCTGACACGGCTCAAGCTCTACAACAACCAACGGCGGTCGAGGAATTCAGTCGGCGATCCGCTCATGTTCACCGTGTTCAATACCGTTCTCGCCTCGCTATACGTTGACCGCTTGGTTGCCATATGGGAAGGCCGGGCAGGAGAAGACGACGAAGACATTGAAGAGAACCTGAACGCGCTCTCGAACTTCGACTACGACGTGATGGGCAAAGCCGAACTGGATTACTTCTGGGACTGGGACGCTCTCTTCTATGGACGTGGTTTGATGCTGATGATGGAGTTTGACCGGACGAAAGGCATCATGGCTCCGATACCGGAAGTCTTGGATCCGATGACGTTTATCCGAGACCCAAGGGCTTCCTCGGTGAATGGCGTGGGACTATCCATGAAAGGAAGCATGCGTTTCGGTGGCTGGGAAGCAGGCGCGACGTACTGGGAACTGAAGAATTCCCCTGGGTATTTCAACATTGACGCGCTGAAGAAGGAAAAAGAATTATCCACGCTCATTGACGAAGCGAGGCAGGCAAGAGATGAGGCCCAAGGGCGAGACAGGTTCTATCCCGATGAAGAAGCCTTAGGAGACAGGGATAACTACGAGTATCAGCTCCTCAACTGGTTTACGACGATCAAGGGCGAGAAGTACCTCATTACGCTGGGCAACAGACGTTCTACCGTCATACGTCTCGTAAAACTCAAATACGGTCCTCTGTGGCCCGTCATCGACCGTCCGCTCTTCCCCACCTCGAACGACTGGGACGGAGTAAGTATTCCTGACCTCACTGAGGACAAGCAACGTGCGAGAGCCAAGCTGTTGAACCTTGGCGTAAAGTCAGCCGTGATTGATGCCATGCCACAATACATGTACGACGATACGCGAATTAAGAACAAGAACCAGTTAAACTGGGAGTTCAGCAAGTTTATCGGCGTGAGCGGTCCAGTGGATAACACCATGATGCCTGTGCAAAAGTCGGTGGTGCATCAATACGTCAATGTGATTATGGATATGCTTGACCAGTCGGTGCAGCGGGCCACGGCCACACCAGAGATACAACAAGGCGTGCCGCAAGAGGATAAACGGACATTGGGAGAATTACGTCTTATGTCCGCCAACGTTGATACGAGATACGGCATGAACGCTAAAGTCTTTGGCTGGAGCGAAAAGAAGTTCCAACTCCAGGCTTATAGAATGTACAAAGTCCACTTCAAAGACGGGATAGATGAGAAGATTGTGCGCGTATCCGGTCCACTGGCTCCAGTGTTCCGCAAACTCACGAAAGAAAACATCATCGCCCAGGTAGACCCCGACGTGAAGATAGAGTCGCTAGTCATCTCCGAGGCGAAGAGGATCAGAGAGCAGCAATCGTACGACCAGTTTTCCGCAATTGTCATTCAAGACCCAGAGACAGACCGACGCCACGTTTTCAAGCGACAGGCGAAACTCCGGGGACTGACGAAAGAAGAAGTAGACGCTATTTTCCCCAAGACGGTGGACGAAGAGCAAGCCGAGCGTGAAAACGTGTTGCTCAACGAAGGCGAACTGCCCTCCATTGACCCACGGGACAACCACGCCGTCCACAAGCGCATCCATGCCAAAGCGAACCAGACGCCCGAAGCGCGCGCCCATATTCGTATGCACGAAGAACTCGAGCTACAAGTACGAAACCACCCTGAGCTCTTTCCCCCAGCCCAAGCTCAAGAATTTGCTCCTCCGCCGGGCTTAGGACCACGGACGAATGCACCCGTGGAGAACGTACCACAGGCTCCTCAATCAGCACGCTAATGGAAAACCTCGATCTCACGAACCCAGAACACCGCCAAGCCTGTGTAGAAACGCTCAAGCACGGCGCTGACGGACAGTTTTGGAAACTCATTTGTCAGAGGCTGCAAATCTCCATAGATGCTATCCAGAGACAGCTTGACGCTGGCATTCAAGGAAATGCCGAGGAGTACAAGATACACACGGAAGTATTGCGCAAGCAGAAGGTAGACCGATTAGACGTCCTAGACTTGCCACAAGAACTTGTGAAAGAGCTTGATAACCCCGAACACTTTACGCGGGAAAGCGAAGAAGTCTATGACGAGAAAGGCGGTGGTTGACATGCCCCGTGGCATCGGAACCTACGGCCACAAGCGAGGCCGCCCAAAAAAGAAAAGCAAGAAGAAGTAGACAACAGTATTTCTGAAGAGTAGAGTTATACACAACTAAAGGATTCTTGTTTCTGACGGACTTTATGTCTCACCCGTCCGGCGTTTTCGTTTCGCTATAGGCGATCATGCCGAGTAACCCCCCACACCCATGGCAGACGAAAAAGAACCCACCGAGGTTAAAGAGGAACCTCAGGAAACTGAGATCTCCGAGACCACGGTTGAAGATACGGAAGAATCTGAAGAGACCAAACCACCCGAGGAACCGAAGGAAACGACGGAACCTGAGGCTGAGGAAGAACCCGATATCCCTGTACGTTCAAATGCTTCGTACATCATCGACCGCCAGAAACGCACCATCGAAAAGCTGCGGAGTAAGACGGACGAACAAGAAGAAGAACCGTCATCGCTTGAGGAACGCCTGGAGCGCATTGAACAGATCGCGTTAGGCCAAGCCGACGAGCGTGAGTTAACAACATTCTTCTTCCAGGAGCCGGATGCCAAAAAGTACGAGAAACAGATCAGGGTGTATATGAGCCATGATGCGTACAAAGCTGTCCCTCCCGAAGTGATTTACGCCTACGTTTCCCGGAAAGATAGGTTTGCCGACGCCGACAAGAAGCGGGCAGCCGCCGACTTGGAGGCCAAGCAAACCAAAACTGCCGGATCCAGCGTACGCGATAAGCGAAGCAGGGGAACAAAAACCGCTGACGATATCAAGAATATGACTGATGCGGAATTCAGGGAGTATGAACGGGAACAAGCGAAACTCGCTCGAACTTAACCCCATAACTTATTTACATGGCCACAACTAGCACAACCCAGGTAACACAGGCCGTCACTGAGTTCTTCAACCGAAGACTCTTGATGAAGGCCACACCGTACCTGCCGCATAACAAGTTTGCCGACATCGCGGACATTCCCCGCAACCAGGGAACGTTGATCCGCCGACGCCGGTACACCTTACTCACGGCTGCAACGGTACCAATTGTGGAAGGCGTGACTCCCGATCTCCAACAGCTTGCGATCACGAACGTAGACACGACCGTCAATGAATACGGTTCAGGCGTTCTCTTGACCCGCAAGCTGCTCTACACGACTCTTGACCCTCTACTGCAAGAGGTCAACGACTTGCTGGGGCAAAACTCCGGGAACACGCTCGATCAGTTGAACGCGACGGAACTGGCGACGATCACAACGAAGCAATACGCCAGCACGGCGACTTCAACGGCGACCGTAGCGGCAGGAATGCTGATTACGAAAGCTGAGATTCAGGAAGCCGTCCGCACGCTGAAGAACAACAACGCGCAGAAGATCACCCAGATGGTTGATCCTTCTGATGGATTCAACACGTCTCCAGTGGATGCGTGCTTTGTCGCCTTCGTTCGTCCAGCGACAACCTACGACTTGAAGAACATTCCTGGCTTTATCCGCGTCGAGGAATATGGTTCCCAGCGGAAAGTCATGGAAGGAGAAGTCGGAGCGCTGGATGAAGTCAGATTCATCGAAACGACGAACGCCACCATCCGGTCAGCAGCCGGAGTGGGCAGCATTGATGTCTACTCGACGATTATTCTTGCCAAAGAAGCCTACATGAATTCCCGCATCGCCGGTGAAGCGCTGCGGAATATCATCGAAGGACCTGGTGGAAACTCTGATCCGTTCCATCAGCGGACAACCTCCGTGTGGTTCTCGACGTTTGCGACGAACATCCTCAACGATGCATTCGGCGTTGACCTTCAACACGCGGTGTCTGCATAACGACAGCTCACCCGTAACGAACCACCATGCCGAAGCTCTCCAAACAAGACATCATCACGAAGCTGAATGAAGTGGGTGTAGACTACGACCTCACAGCTTCGTATGACACCCTGCTTGCCGTATTACGACAGGCAGAGAAGGAACATACGACTACATTGGAAGCAGGCGTGAAGGGCGACAACGTCGAGCCTCCGGTCAGCGCCGATGAAACGGTGAATGAACACGTCGCGGAGGCGGTACAGAAGGACGAGAAGGTTGAGAAGGAAGTTGAGAAAGAAAAAGTCTATGCCAACCCCTTCTCTTCCTTCGAGACCAAGATGCCCATGACTGGGAAAGCGCACGAGATGCGGAAGAAGCTGCTGAACCAGCCCCGCGTTCCCGTGATGATCCCTCTCGGGGCGGAAGAGAAAGTCGGAGCCACGCACCAAGTCACACTGAATGGTTACGTCATGTTTATCCGCAAAGGACAAATGGTTGATGTGCCCGTGCAAGTGGCCGACGTTCTCAATGCGAAGTTCAAGCATCAAACCGACGTGCGCCAGCATCCGTTGCGGGTGACGGGCGGGAATGTCACCGCTTTGCAGCAGTTCGATTAATTTTTCACTAAAAACACATGGCAATCACCAGCACACAATCAAATGGCGAAGGCATCATGCGCTACGCCACTGGCAGCTATCTTGACACTGCCGGAACTCCCGCCGCTGTGAATATCACGCTCGGGTTTACGCCGAAGTACTTTGCTTGGCACAGTACGACTGGACGCATCTCCTACGAATGGTTTGACGGCATGGCGGATGGCACGGCTCTCAAGACCGTCGCCAACGGCACCCGCACGCTCGATACCGCTGATGCGTCTATCGACGTGGATGCAGACGACGTGACCATCGCCGCTGCCGCGATTCTGCAAAACGAGCAGATTCGCTGGGTAGCAATCGGAGGGTAGTGGAACGCCGCTTTATTTCTCCCGTGCTCTGACAGGTAGCGGCAGTCAGCTAGGCACGGGTCATACATAAGGAGACTTCAATGGGAAAATTTCAAGACATCACCGCAGAAGCCGTAAAACAGCGGCTACTCAATAACGTACCAGGTACGAGTAATGCTCTCGTCTGGCAAGTAACAAAACACGAGTCCAGCGTCTTCCTCGGCGGCACATCAAACCGTCATGGCAACGATGGAGGCACAAACGATCCGTATACGATTTTCAACGTCACTGGCGATGTAGCCGTGAAAGCAGTGGTCGGTATCTGCAACACTGATCTCACTGGTGCAGCTACTCTTGAAGTTGGTACAGCAGGAAACACGGCTAAACTGTTAGCCCAAATTGCCAACACCACAACGCTTGATGATGGAGATGTATACGTAGACGCGGGAACAGAGGCCGGTGTTGATGTTTGGCCGTCTGAAGCTCTTTTCTTCATCAATGACGGAACGGATATCATCGAGACAGTCGGAACGACGAACATTACTGCCGGACAAATTGATTACTACTGTATCTGGGCTCCGCTGGAGCCGAATGCAAGTGTTGTCTCAGCCGCTGCGGTAGCGTAAGGCTCCGCTCTTTAGCGGGGTCACCCCTCACGAATATGGTACAAGAAAAAACACTTCTCGATGCGGTGCAAGTTGGGCAAGAGTCTAATCCAATGGGCGTTGGGGGCTACTCGAAGATTGGCTTCCAATTCCGGGCGGATGCAGTGACCAGCGGCCAAGGCATCTTTACGGTGGACGGCACGATTGACGGACAGACGTGGATGAGGATCAACACCCTCATCTCGAACGTCACCAACACGAACGCACAGCAAATCACCAGGGTTTCCAGCGTGGTGTTAGCCACCTCTGTGAGTCGGTCGGCATCCGCTTCTATCTCGCCGTCGGCTTCCCTGAGCCCATCGGCCTCGCTCTCTCCCAGTTCCTCCGTTTCTCTGTCCGCCTCCGCTTCCAGCTCCGCCTCACTCAGCCCGTCCGCATCCGTCAGTGCCAGTCTCAGTCCGTCCGCCAGCTTGAGCCCTTCTGCCAGTCTCAGCCCTTCCGCCAGCCTCAGTCCGTCAGCGAGCTCGTCAGCCAGCCTTTCCCCTTCTGCAAGTCGCAGCTCGTCGGCCAGCCTCAGCCCGTCCGCCAGTCTTTCTCCGTCGGCTTCAGCCAGCGCCTCTCTATCACCCAGCGCCTCACGGTCACCATCCGCTTCGTTGTCACCATCCGCCTCGCTGTCGCCATCGGCTTCTGTCAGCCCCAGTTTGAGCCCCTCAGCTTCATTATCCCCGTCTGCCAGCTTAAGTCCCTCCGCTTCCGCCTCCGCTTCCCTGAGCCCGTCGGCCTCGGCTTCAGCATCCCTCTCACCTTCCGCCTCAATTTCTCCGAGTCCATCGCTGGGAGATGAGCTAACCAGCTCGGCGATCGTATGGCTAGATAACTTTGTAGCGCTCAAGGCAGTGCGTGCCAGCGTAGTGGTGAGTGGTATCGGGCAATACTCGGCCTTTTGTATCGCGAGCGAATAAGGTAAATTAGAGGCACACGCCTCTATGACAGGAACAGAGCTAGCAACAAGGGTTCGCTTCTACACGAAAACGAACTCAACCACGTTCACGGACGCGGAAATGCTGCCTATCGTCAATCAGGTGATGGTGGAGGAAATAGCTAGTCGTATTGTGGAGACCGACGCGCAGACGTTCAGCGTTCCCTATACATTCAACCTCGTCGCCAACCAGCGTGAATACGCTATCGGCGACGATGTGTTGAACCGCCTGCATAAAGTGGAAATAAAGTTTGCCGCCGCCGATGATCGCCTGCCCGCTTATTACTTGAAAGACTACCGAGGTTCGGAAACGGAAGCGCAAATCACGGACAACTTCAACAACTCGGAAGGCGGGTTTGCCTACACCGTGCGACGGCGAGCTATTCTTATTCTTTCCGGGACGATCATTGCCGTCACAAATGGGGTAAGGGCCGTATCTATCGTATACCCGGAAAAGATTGCCAACCTGACAGGCAGCGTTGGCTTGGAAGTAGACCCATCCACCACCACGTTCGGCTTTCCACGGCAATTCCATGAACTCTTAGCCCGCCGAGTTTCCATTATTTGGAAAAGCAGCCAGCCCAAGCCTGTTCCCTTGTCGCCCTTGGAGATGTTGTATGAACAAGATTTGAAGAGGACATTAGCCGCTATTTCCATGGTGACCGATGAAGGCCGGGTCAAAGCAGAAGAACCGACGGACTTTGACTCGGGAACGGATGGGTTTGACTATTAGGTTCTGATACGACACAGTGTTTGTATGAGCTTGTCCGTTGTCATTCCAAGCCGCTCTGACCAATACCTCCAAAAGACCGTTGATGACCTCCTCCGCAATGCCGAGGGGGAGATTGAGGTGATTGTTTCCCTTGACGGCTACTGGCCAAACCCCATTCTTACGGACGACAAGCGGGTTCGGGTCATTCACCAGGGGACATTCCATAATTCGTACGGGATGCGCGCCGCGATCAACGCGGGAATGGCGATTGCCAAGGGAGAGTATGTCATGAAGTGCGATGAACACACCCTCTGGGAAAAGGGGTTTGACCTCAAACTGAAGGCCGATTGTTTGGAACATGATGTTGTTGTTCCGCGCCGGTACCGACTCGACCCGGAGAAATGGGAAATCATCAACGATGGACGAAACCCTGTTGACCACATGTACCTCACCAACCCATTCATGCGCCCTGGGGACAAGACGAACGGCCTCAGGGGTCAAGAGTGGAAAGAACGGTTTGAGGCGAATAAATACATTCTCTACGACGAGAGCATGTCTACCCAAGGAAGCGCGTATTTTATGCGGAGGGCGCACTGGGAAGAGGTCATCAAAGACATGGATGACGTGAACTACGGGCCATTTACGAGCGAGGCGCAGGAGATTGGCCTCAAGACGCAACTGAGTGGAGGACGGTTGATGACAAACAAAAAGACCTTTTACGCTCATTGGTGGAAGGGAAAGAACGGGAAGAACTATGGATTCTCCCAAGCGCAATACAAGCAACACGGTGAGGAGACGGAGCGAGGGCGTCTCTACTCGATAAGATATTGGCTCACGACGAAGGACTATATGCATGACTTCACCTGGCTCATGGAGAAGTTCTGGACGGTACCAACGTGGCCGGAGAATTGGCGTGAGTTTATTCCTGAACAGTTGGAGAACCTACAATGACCAAAAAAGAGATGATGGATGCCGTGGCTATTTAGTATTTACGAACATTGGAAAGGAGATAATACCTAGACATGAAAAACCGCATCGAATTAGCACGTCACTTCAAAGAACTTGGATTTAAAAAAGGTGCTGAAGTTGGCGTTTGTGATGGCCGTTATTCGGAGATTCTGATGCAAGAAATACCAGGACTTCATCTGTTTGGGGTTGATCCCTATAGTGCTTACGAAGTTAATGGTTCGGTATCTCGTAAGAAAGAAACTATGGACGATAACTTACGCCGGACCCATGAACGACTAGACAAATACCCGACGTATACGTTAGTTATCAAAACCAGTGTCGAAGCAGCTAAAGATGTTCCTGATGGCAGTTTAGACTTTGTCTTTATTGATGCGTTGCATGAGTATGAGCACGTCAAAGAAGACATCCATACCTGGTATCCCAAAGTACGTAAGGGAGGTATTTTGTCAGGGCACGACTACTACGTATCGAAGAGTGGTAAAGTAGGAGTGATGAAAGCCGTAGACGAATTTGTAGTTGAGACTGAAATTTTTGAAAACCGACAGATTCATTTGCAAACGACTGAATGGGACGAAACTGCCCATCGGGACGATAGACAGCCAGATTGGTATTTCATCGTATGAACACACTTGATTTTATTCTAAAAAAACTAGCATACGATCCGAACGCACCGTTGCCTTGGCAGATTCCGAATGTCAGCCGAGTTGATCTCGTTAAATGGTTTCGTGAACTTGATTTTAAGACAGGCGTGGAGATCGGTGTAGCTGATGGAGAGTATGCTAAAATCATCTGTGAGATCAATCCGCAGATGAAACTTTTTGGTGTTGATCTCTATAAGCCGTACTCCGGGTACAAAGATTACACACTCAAGGAGACATTTGAAGGTATGCGTTCTCATGCGTTGCACGTCATGGAGCCGTATACTAAACGTAACCGATGGGAGTTGATCGAGAAGGAGAGCATGGAAGCTGCCAAACAATTTTCCGACAATTCAATCGATCTTGTGTATATAGACGGAAACCATAGCGATCCTTGGGTCTCACAAGATATTAACGAATGGAGCAAGAAAGTTCGCTCTGGTGGTATTGTGGCTGGTCACGATTGGATGAGGAATAAAAATAATACCTGGAATGTGAAGGATGCTGTTCAGCGATATACGAAAGAAAATAATATCAACCCCTGGTTCATTCTTGGGACTGATGCAGTTCTTCCAGGCATGGTACGCGAAGGCTCAAGATCATGGATGTTCGTACGGCCGTAATCTCAGCCAACTTGGGCAGCTTTGAGCCGCGTTGGCCGCACGTCGGGCAGACTGGTGTGCCTCATGATTTTTACTTGTTCACCGATGAGAATTTCCCACCCCGCAAAGGAGCGATGACTCCACGGCTACAGGCGCGTATTGTGATGATGTTTGGCTGGGAAATGATTCAAAAAGCATACGACTATTATATTTGGATTGATGCTTCAATGATTCTTTCCCGTCCTGATTCAATTCAATGGTGGATAGACCAATGTAAAGATGTTGACGTAGCGTTATTTCATCACCCACAACGTAAAACAGTTCAGGAGGAGGCCGACTATGTTCGACACCGGCTGGCTATTGGGTGCCCGTACATTACGCCTCGATATGAGAACGAGCTGATCGACGAGCAGATGAAGCAGGTTGATCCGAACGATCCGCTCTATATCGGTACAGTTTTTTGCTACAAGAACACACCAAGTTTTAGAGCAGCCATGAAAGAGTGGTGGTTCCATACTTCCCGTTATCACATGCTGGCGCAGATGGCCCTCGCTCATTCGTTGAGAGTCGGAGGATGTACTATAAATGTTATCAAGCAAAACTACCAAAAGTGCGAGTACGTTTCCTACGTTCGGCCTCATGGCCACTCTTCAAAGTGAATCAATGCTTGGTAGGTGGAACGGGTGGTACAAAGACGTTACCACTATGGGTTCTTTTCGATACGGTAATACTGAAACATACCAACTAGCCGCAGAGTTCCTAGAAGGTTTAGAGGTTCAAGACTGGGGCTGCGGTACGGGAGGATTGAAAAGGATATATCAAGGCAAGTACACAGGTTTGGATGGCAGCAAGACTCCATTCGTAGATAAGGTAGTAGACTTACGAGAGTATACGTCGAGTGTAGATGGAATCGCGATGCGACATGTGTTAGAACACAACTATGACTGGAGAAAGATTTTAACGAACGCCATGAGTTCTTTTAATAAAAAGTTCTGTCTGATTATCTTTACTCCTTTTTCCGAAGAAACACACGAGATAGACCATAACAAAAAACACGGAGTTGACGTGCCAGACATCTCGTTTTCCCGCCATGATATTGAAGATTCCTTTATAGAAACCAAGTGGAGATTTGATGAACTGAAAACGAACACAGGCTACGGCGTAGAAAACATTTACTACATACAGCGATGAACGTTTGCGTTCTGTCAGCGAACCTAGGAGGATTTGACGTACCCATCGAACACGTCAAGCAGACCGTTAAGCATGATCGTATTGTGTTCAACGATGAGAACTTTCCTCCCCGCCGTAAAGCAATGACACCACGCTTGCAAGCGAAGATTCCGAAATGCTTTGGCTGGCAACTCGCCCCAGGGTACGACCGTTACCTGTGGATTGACGGTAATATAACGATGACGAATGAAAACACCTTAAAACTCTTTATGGAGAAGTGTGATGATTACGATATCGCTGTATTGCGACACCCGGGACGAACCACAATACACTGGGAAGGAAGGTATCTAGAAAGAGGCTTAGAACAGTTTAGTATGTACATACTTGGCAGGTATGATGGTGAATACGTCAGGGATCAAATGAAAGCAGTAAAGGATGATACGAGTTATGTGGATGACCTGCTCGTTTTGGGAGGAGTGTTTATGTACAAAAACACGCCAGAGGTTCATGAGGTTCTGAAAGAATGGTGGTACCACATCACTCGATACTTGATACAAGACCAGCTTTCCTGGGCGTATGTATTGAAGAAGAGCGGATTGAATGTGAACGTGACGGATATATCTCACACTGACGGGAAGTACCTATCTTGCCGTGGACATATAGCTCACAGCCGATGAATGATTTAACTTGTGTATATTATTCAGCAAATAAGATTAGCGATACCTTTGCTAAAAATACCCAGAGCCAGTTATTCGAGGCATTAGGAGGGATGCCCCTGATATCCGTCTCTCAAAGACCAATGAACTTTGGCGAGAATATCGTCGTTGATCTGCCTGTTCATCATCTCTCAATCTACCGTCAAGCTCTCATTGGAGCCAAGAACTCCAAAACAATGTATATTGCTTGTTGCGAGGACGATGTATTATACTCACCCGAACACTTCAATCATCGACCCAGTCCAGGGAGTTTTTTCTATAACATGAACTTCTGGAATATATCTACTTGGGAAAAACCAATGTTCACCCAGAAACTATCTGGCCGCAGGAATCTTAGCCAACTTATCTGTGAACGTGACGTATTTATCGAGGCTATGGAGGAACGGTTTGCGAAGTATCCTGACGGTAACGTAGACCTGGGAACATGGGCCGAACCATCGAAATATGAGAAGAACCTTGGCGTGACTGTACGATCCTGGGAAGCCTTTACTACCAATCCGCCCAACATCGTTTTCTCGCACGAGACTTCGTTGAGCTATCAAAACCTTGGCAAGCGAAAGAAACAGGGAGACATACGTGCGCTCGAAGTACCCTACTGGGGAAGAGCGGAAGACATCATGAAACTCTATGTCTAAGATTCTTGTCACGGGAGGCTCAGGTTTTATCGGGTCGCACCTTCTTCAGCAGATCGACGCGAAGAATATTGACCTCAAGGAAGGAAATAATATCCTCTCCTGCGACCTTCCTGAGGCGGATGTTGTGATTCATCTTGCGGCGCAATCGCGAGTAATTCCCTCCGTCGAAAACCCTGCCTACGACGCGATGACAAACATCGTTGGCACCGTCCGTCTTCTTACGCAGTACAAGAATGCACGATTCATCTTTGCTTCGTCAGAAGGAGCGACCCAGCAGCCCATCGAAGCTCCGTATGGTCTCTCGAAACAGTGCGCCGAAGAGTATATCAAGTTCCTACATAACGACTACGTCATTCTTCGTCTCCCGAATATCTACGGCCATCCCGACAGCGGAAGCGTTGTTGATATTTTCTGCAACGAACCGGCACTGACGATCTACGGTGATGGCACTCAGACGAGAGACTACGTTCATGTCCTCGATATTGTGGAAGCGATCAAACAATCCCTGGAATGGCCAAAAGGGACATACCATGTCGCCTCGGGACGGTTCCACAGTGTCCTCGAACTTGCGAACGCGACGAATAAACCAGTTGTCTTCGCACCGAAACGTCCTGGGGAAAAAGAACATGTCTATACAAGAAACACGACACCATGGAAGCCGACACTGGATGTTCTTGACTATATCCGATCACACGTATGAATTACGAACTTAGCATTGTAATCCCAAGTCGCAATGAAATGTTCCTCAAGAACACGGTGGATGACATCGTGAAACAAAAACGTGGAAAGACAGAGGTTATCGTGGTTCTTGACGGACAGTGGACCGATCCTCCACTCGACGATCATGAGGATGTACGGATCATCTACGTTCCAGAATCTATTGGTCAACGTGCCGCGCAGAACCTCGGCGTGAAACTCTCCCGCGCGAAGTACGTGGCAAAGACGGACGCGCACTGTGCGTTTGATGAGGGGTTCGACGTGAAGCTCATGGAAACAATGGAGGACGATATGACGATGGTTCCCGTGATGAGAAACCTGCACATCTTCAACTGGGTGTGCGAACACTGTGGCCTCGCGATCTACCAAGGTCCGAAGCCGGAAAAATGTCGGAGTGAGGAATGCAGTTTCGACGATCAGAAGTTCAGGATGGAGATCGTCTGGAATCCGAAGACAAACCCGCAAAGCTCCGCATACCGGTTCAACAAGAATCTTCAGTTCAAGTATTTTCCCGAACTGCGCGAGAGACAGCCGAAAACAGGATTAGCGGAAACGATGAGTCTCCAAGGTTCATTCTTTATGTGTACGCGAGAGAAATACTGGAGTCTCGGTCTTTGTGACGAGTCCTGGGGAAGCTGGGGGCAGCAGGGAACAGAAGTGGCAATCAAGACATGGCTTTCAGGAGGCAGGGTCTTATGTAACCGCGATACCTGGTATGCGCACTTGTTTCGGACACAATCAGGGTTCGACCATCCTTTTCCTATCGGCAATTCACAGCAGAATGCGCGGAAGATATCGCGAGACATCTTTCTGAATAACCGCTGGGACAAGGCGATCCGCCCTCTTTCGTGGATTCTCGAACGGTTCTGGAAGGAACTCCAAGAGGTTCGCGACCCGGAAGCTCTCTGGGAGCCAAAGGACTTGGACGCGCTCAAGAACGTCCCGCTCAATAAAGCGCCCGTTCTTCCGAAAGGACCAAGCAAGGGGATACTGTTTTACACAACCAACAAGCTCCCAGTCCGCTTCGCCAAGAAGGTGCAGCGGAACCTGCAACAGATGGGACTGCCCATTACATCCGTATCGCTCAAGCCCATGCCGAACTTCGGCAACAATATCCATATTCCCTTAGAGCCTGGAAAATGGGCGTACTTTACGCAAATACTCGTTGGGCTAGAGACCATGAAAGAGGATATTATTTTTATGGTAGAACATGATTGTGTATACCCTAAAGAACACTTTGACTTCACGCCTCCAGAAAAAGATACGTTCTACTACAACCAAAGTTGGTGGAAGATTCGAGAAGATGGCTTTGCCGTTCATTGGGACGCCGAACAGGTTTCAGGTCTTGTGGCCTATAGAGAACTTTTAGTGAACTACTACAGGGGAAAGATAGAGGAGATTGTACAAAAAGGGTTTAACCGAAGCTACGAACCAAAGACAAAGTACGAGGTGTGGAAATCCGCCGTTCCCTATTTGGATATTCGTCAGCCAGGGACGTTGACCAAGGATAAATGGAGTTTGAATGACTTTAGAACACCACCTGTGAATTGGCAGGAATCAACGAAAGATAAAATAGAAGGCTGGAAATCTGATATACTGAAATAACTAGGCATTATTGTCACTGCCGAACCTGGTTCTACCCATAAACTAAAGTGTAGCCATGGCCAAACCAACCAACGCCAGCTTGCCGCAGTCAGGCAG